TTTTTGGTTACGTAATTCGGTGTCATAAGGGACACCACGATATACCACTTGTGACATTAGGTTTTCTCCTTAGTTGTTTAAATTAAAGAGCGTTCCTTCAGTCGGCGTTTGCGTCTATTTTACACCTTTTGGGAGTAATCTGTTTGATTTCCCAAATTAAATCATTACGAGTTTGTGGAGGCATATTTGCCTTCATAACTCTTCCAATAATCAATTGTGCCTGAAGGCAACTAAGTAAGAGTGTTTCCATAGATGAACGATCCGTTCCGCGTCGGCTTACTTCCGACCCAAAATGGGTTGAACGTACTGTATATATTAGTATAAAAATGAAAAAGTAGCAACAAATACTTTTACTGTATCGTGCTGCTACTTTTATCTGCGTTTTTTTGTTTCTTTTGGAACATACCCATACATCTTTGGACTTACTTTTCCGTTAGTCCATTTAATTTCTTTGAGTGCTCCCTTTCCATATTCATCATAATAAGTATCAAAAACTTCTACTTTACCACCTGCTTGTACTATATCATATTTTTCTGTATCTTTTACAACATACGTTACAAGATAAGAGTTGATAGGAAGACTTCCATCTTTTGCATCAATTGGATCGCAATCTTTTTTCAAAATATTCATAATTATTTTCCTTGTAATTAGGACCTTCCACCCCATTGAATATCAGGATATGCTTCAGAAACAATATCCTTATTGATTTTATATTTACTTTCAAGTTTTTTGTCTTTTACAAGACAAACAATTTCTGCTTCCAGAGGATGAAGTCCTTCAAGCATATTAATAAACATCATTTCTCTACGAATAGAACTTAAACTATCGTTACCACCTCGGACAAAATTATAAAGCATCGTAAATTCTTTACGAAGAGTTGTTTTGCCACTTCTATCTTGAATTGTTCCCATCGACGTAGTGGAATAGTGTTCCATAGTTTCAATTTCCTGTTTTACTCTATCAGAAAGATTTCCACTTACTTTAAAATCTTCTTTAAGATTAGAGTAAGGAATATCACCTTCTGGCAAAACAGATACTACGGTTTCATCAAAATTCCAAATAAAAATTGCTTTCAATGAATCATGTTCGTATGTTTTAAGTACTTCTACTTTCTTTGCCTTTGACCTTTGTTTTGAAGCAAGAGCAAGGATTTCAAACACAAATGGATTTGTAGGAAGAATTTCGAGTTCAGTCTCTGTCTTCTTCGTCGTCGTTGTCGTCATAATCGTTTTCAAATCGTACTGCTAAAATTTCATCTGGTATAAGATTACCATTTTCATCAAACATTTCAGGATGTGTATAAATTTGTCTCATTTGATTTTCATACAAATGAGATTTCGTTAGCCAACCTATTACTCCACCCACTAATAAAAATAAAAAAGTTAATAAACAAAAAATGGTGAGTTCTGATGCTAACATTTTTCTTCTCCAAGAGACTACGTTTTTTTTATCATTCTTAGTTCAATTTTAAAATGTATCTCTCGTTTAAAAAGAGAAAACATTTTTCCAAAACTGAACTTTCTAGAATCCAATTCTGGTTGATTTGTCCCTCCTTTTTTTCGAAGTATTAATTCAACACCACGATTGATGTTTGTTCTTCCAGAATTATTTATAGTACCCATCAAAACATATTGTTCTCTTGTAAGTACTTTACAGTATCACTACATCCACCAATATGTTTTTGCTCAAAAACAACTTGTGGAAATGTAGATCCTTCACCAAATTCAGCATAGAATTCTTCCCTTGTGAATTGGGTTCCCAATTCATAACAAATGACTGGATATCCTTTCTTGATACTCAAATCATTTAGAACCATTTTAATTTTGTCGCAATAAGGACAACCTTTTTTTGAATAAACTGTGAAACTCATAAGAATTATTAATAAGGGTTTAAAAATTAAGAAGCATTATTTCTACGTTGACGATATCTATATAAAGGTTGTTTTTCTTTATCGTTCATCCAATTTACTATAGCATTTCTTTTTGCTTCTGTAAAGAAGTCTTGATTATAATACCAAGTTTCCCAATCAGTGTGGGCCTTATCACGATTGCAAGATTCACAACAACAAATAACATTTGTAATAAAATCACTTCCACCTTTTGCTTGTGGAACTATATGATCGATTGTTAAGTTTTGATCAGAATCACAATAAGCACATTGATGATTCCATTTTTCTTTAATTGATTTTCTCCACAATCGTTTTGCTTCTTGATTTGATAAAGTTTTAAGATTAAAAAGATATTCTTGTGGAGAAGTGTAAAGTTCCATAAAGTTTAGCAACTTATTTTTATTTATTATTAGTCTTAATCACTTCTATAAGTTCCTTAAGAGTAATGTAGATGTAATAAAACTCATCAGTATAAGTAATATCTCGATCTCTCTCAAAAATCAGTAATATTTTTCTCATCATATTTTTTCTTACAAGCATCTTGTGCCCAAGCACGACTTAGACTATTTACATGAGAACAAGATTTTCCAGATTCCCCACAGTAAGGACATTTAGCATCTGGGGGGTCTCCAAGATAACCCTCAGGTGTATACATCTTTTTCTTTTTAAGCTTTTTTGATTGCTTATGTTTTCTGTGATTCATACAACCACAGGATCTCCTTGACCTTGTGGTAGTTTAATTTGTGGTAGTTCATTAATTTTTTCCACCATCCAATTATCCTGATGCTCTTTGTAACCAGTAGTATCAATCAAACTGGTTGGAAGTGCCTTTGGAATCTCAATGTCAATTACAGGACTCATCAGAATTTTATTTCTTGTAATCGTTCGGTTTTGTGGATCAAACGCAACCATTGTCAGCGCGTCTATTTCATCACCACAATCAACAATCTTTCTTCCAGTCTTAGTGTCAATAACTGAAAAATAATCTTCGTTATACTTCTTCATTTTCTAATTCCTTTTCTTCATTATAAAATGGTTCTGGTTTTCTGTAAAGACCAGGCCAAGTATCCCTGATAATCTCTGCGAATTTATAAGGTGTTTCCGAACTGATCATTTATATTTTTCAAGTGAGTAGATTCCATTTTTTTCTACAATCGCAGAGCACGTATCACACCAATCACCACAGCACATATACAAAAGTTTATTAAAATATCTAACATTTCCATGATGAATATGACCACAAATTACACCATCATATTTTTTATCTCTCTGAATACAATATGATGCAATATCAGTCTCATATTGATTGATATATTTTTTTCCTTTCACTGTATTCTTCAAAGCATAGACTAGAGAAAATTTAAAGAACCTCTCTAACCAAAAACTTAATGGTGTAATAATCTCATATCCCTTATTAAACATCAACTGCTTCCAAGATCCAGAAGAATACTCCGAATACTTATCACCATGAACACAAAGAAATTTATTTCCTTTTGAGTCCTTGTGTGTATATTCTTCTACCATTCTGAAGTTCTTATGTTCAAAATCACAATAACGACGAATTTCTGCTTCGTGATTTCCAAGAATATAAATGACCTCTGTTCCTTTCTTTGCCAAGTTTAAAATTTGATGAACACATTTTGTATGTTCCTTTGTCCAAAGGGTATTATATTTTTCCATGCAGTGAATATCAATAATATCACCAACCAATACTAACTTTTTGGTTTTTAAGTTTTTAAGAAAATTATAGAATTTTTCAGTATCACATCTTGGAGTCCCAAGATGAACATCACTGACGAAGACTGTATCAAAATTTAAACTCATTTTAATCTCCACCCATTATACTGTGTTCTTTTATATGTAGGATTCTTAGAGGTCTTGTGTTACTGACATTATAAACATAAAGATTCCGAAGAGTATGAAGACTGTGAGAATGAAAAACATATTCTTAAAAATACATTACTGAAAGAGTAAATATGACGAATATGATAACTGTGAACATCATAATACCTACGCCTGCCCAGATTATCCAGGATTCCATAGGTTCGTGTTGAGGATTGTGACTCATATTATTGGTGCTTTTAATTATTGGGTTTATCATTAGTATCTAGTTCCTTTATAATTGCAGTTTCTACAAAAAGTAAGATACTGTGGAGGGTAACTAGTTAAAACTATGTTATTAGGAGAATCAAACAATTCATTACCACAGGTTGGACAAGCAATTCCATTTCCTCCAGTCTCGTTAATCTGCGTTGCAATTCTATTATGCTCTTCTAATGAGATAAGTTTTTTAGTCATAATGCTTTTTTATACAAAAAAGGAACCCCGAAGAGTTCCCTTATTATACCATTATTTTGATTTTATATCAACCGATAGTTGGTGCAGTTAGAGCAACAGGAGTTGCTTCAACGGCTGCCAAATCCAAAGGAAAATTATGTGCGTTTCTCTCATGCATAACTTCCATCCCGAGTCCACCACGATTCAGAATATCAGCCCAAGTAGGAATGACACGGTTCTGACTATCAGTAATCGACTGGTTGAAATTAAATCCATTGAGATTAAAAGCCATCGTGGATACACCAAGAGCAGTAAACCAGATGCCTACAACGGGCCAGCTAGCAAGGAAGAAGTGCAGTGAACGAGAGTTGTTAAACGATGCATATTGGAAAATAAGGCGTCCAAAATAACCGTGAGCAGCAACAATGTTATAAGTCTCTTCTTCTTGACCGAATTTGTAACCGTAGTTCTGCGATTCAGTTTCAGTTGTTTCACGAACCAGTGAAGAAGTCACCAGCGAACCGTGCATCGCACTAAACAGAGAACCACCGAAGACACCAGCAACTCCAAGCATATGGAAGGGGTGCATCAGGATGTTGTGCTCTGCCTGGAACACAAGCATGTAGTTAAAAGTACCAGAGATACCCAGAGGCATTGCATCAGAGAAGGAACCTTGTCCAAAAGGATAAACCAGGAATACGGCAGATGCAGCAGCAACAGGAGCACTGTAAGCAACCATAATCCAAGGACGCATACCTAGACGGTATGAGAGTTCCCATTCACGACCCATGTAGCAATAGATGCCAATGAGGAAGTGAAATACAACAAGTTGGAAAGGTCCACCGTTATAAAGCCATTCATCAAGACTTGCTGCTTCCCAGATGGGATAGAAGTGAAGACCAATGGCGTTGCTTGAAGGAACAACAGCACCAGAGATGATGTTGTTTCCGTACATGAGTGAACCAGCAACAGGTTCACGAATACCGTCAATGTCCACCGGGGGTGCGGCAATGAAGGCGACGATGAAACAAATAGTTGCAGCAAGCAACGTTGGAATCATCAGAGTTCCGAACCAACCAACATAAAGGCGGTTGTTCGTTGAAGTAATCCATTCACAGAATGAGTTCCACGCCGAAGTAGTTGGGCGACGTGTAGCGATTGTAGCAGTCATTTTTCGTTAAAGGGTAAGTATGTGTCCAGGGGGAACTGAACGGTACAAGTATTCCCCACGACACCCTCCATCGTGGGTATGAGAGACTGTGTTTAACCTCCCCATAGGTCTCGGTTAGGCAGAGGACAACGTTAAGGTTTTGTTACATTCCTTAACTTGTTGTTGTATTTATCATAGCACTGTCAGGGATCCCTGTCAATAGGTATGAATGCTTATCTGGAATATTCCTCAATTTTGTCCAGAACCTTATTCAGATATTGATGCGCTAACCACTTTGGGTCATATCCAGTCTTATTCATCCATTCATTATCCAAATCTTTTTTTAACTTAAGAACTTCACATTTAATAATATCTTTAGTCAGTTGTCCTCTTGGCATAATAAAAAAAAACTCTACCCCTTATTTAGAGGTAGAGTTTAAAAAATATTTTCTAATATTATGCGAGTACTGCTTCACGCAATTCTGTTTTTACATACTCAAGAACATTTTCTGGAGTTGTCACTTCATAAGGATCAGTAGGAGCATTATCTTGCTTTCCTGCTTCCTCAAAGAGTTTCTCAATGATACCATCCTTCACCACAGCAGCATATCGCCAAGAACGCTCACCAAAACCAAGATTGGTCTTGGAAACGAGTTGACCCATAGAGCGAGTGAAGTAAGCATTTCCATCGGGAATGAGTTGTACGTTTTGAATGTTTTGGTCTTGTGCCCAGGCATTCATCACGAAACCATCATTAACAGAAATACAGTAAATAGCATCAATACCAAGAGCAGTGAACTCATCATACTTCTCTTCAAATCCAGGAAGTTGATAAGCGGAGCAAGTAGGAGTGAACGCTCCAGGAAGTGAGAAGAGTACAACTCTTTTATCTTTAAAAAGTTCATTACTTGTACGAGTTACAAACTCCCCAGATTCACGAAATACAAATTCAACTTGAGGAATTTCATATCCTTCTTTACGCATAGTAACCTCCATCAGAACAGACCAGGAATTACTTGCCCAGTGGTGAAGTAAGTACCAACTGCAATTACGAATCCAAGCATCGCAAGTCTTCCGTTCCAACGCTCAGCAGTTTCAGTGAAAATTTTGTCCATTTGTTTTACCTCAGTAAGTTTCAGAAAGTTTTTCTACAGCATAACTCAGGAGAACCAAAAATGCAACTCCTGTAATTGTGAAGATGATTTCAGTCATCAGAAGATCCCGAAGAAGAAGTTGCCAGTGATAGAATAAGAAATAACACCAGCAACAAAACCGACCATTGCCCAGCGTCCATTAGTACGCTCCTTAACTTGATTTGGAGTCAGCATTCCGTAATTCTCATAATACATTACGGGTTCTTTGGCAAACATATTTTGTTGCCCATATTCATTAGTTGTTACAGTCATATAAGTTTTGTGAAGAACTGTTACACAAGTATATAGCAGAAAAGGAGGAGTGTCAAGCCCTATTTGTTTTCAAATCCTGGCGGTAGAGTTCCGAAATAAGGATCATAATCAAATATTGGATTCCAATCACTTATATTACTGGAATCATTTCTCCAAAAATTCCAAAGTCCTTCATAACTTGACTTATGAAAAATATCAATATGTTCATTATGAATAGAAGATCCCAATTCAATCTTATAAAGAAATAATGGAATTGAATATGTATTTCCAGAATTATAAATTAAATCATCAGCAACTGCTCTGGGTTTAACTCCATTGTCAATCTTATACCTATCACCACGAACATGAAGACTGATAAGTTTTTGTGCATGATGACGAGTAATTAAATAGCAAGCAGTAGAAAAATCATTCACAAATCTACGATGCAACTTAATATGAACTTGTGCAGGATTAATGATTGCAAGTTGAACAACGTCATAAGCATAAGGAATCTTAGAAAAGAAATCTTTCCAATTAAATCCCCAATGTTTTACAGTATCTAAATCACAATCATCCTCCATAATGAGAGCACAAGGTGCATCAGAAGTCTCTAAGAAGTGCCTGAGTGCCTTCAGATGAGATGTTACGCAACCGACTTCACCAGAAGACATCATATCAGGATAACGACCTTTAAGAATATCACCTAAGTCTCTACCATCCCTACCATCATAAGCAGAGATGCGAGTATAATCTTCAATTTCCCAATACTTGAATTGATCCTCCATATACTCTGCTCTTTCTGGTTGTTCGTCCAGATTGAGATAATAGATGGGGGGAAGACCTTTGAGTTTATAGATTGCTTTGTTTTTATCCATGACAAATTAAACCTTATTTAAGTTATGAGATTGATATTTCTTTAAATATTTTTGTGATTGATAATATCTCCTTAATTGTTTTTGATTTAATGTTTGAAGATAATTCCACAATTCATTATTTCTAGTAATATATGGATTTTCAAAACCAGAGTTATGTCCCCTATAATGCTCTAAGTGATATACATATGAGTGATCAATTCTACCCACATTATATCCAAGAACATTAAATCTAAAATATCTTTCTTTATCTTCTGGAGACCAGGAAATAAAGTTCTCGTTTTCCATTCCAGCATTAATATAGGATTTTGTTTTAATGAATTGAACGTGTCCAAACTCAGACCTATGAATATTGGAATTTTTTTCTAAAATTGAAAAATCAAAATTATTATTAATAAAGTCACTTACAAGTGCATCAGTTGCAAAAATTTGATATTGATAGTCTCCTAATCCATAGGGATAAACTAAATCATAATTTTTCTTTACTATTAATTTTACTGCTTCTATGCAAGTTTCTGCTTTTAATAAAGCATCACAATCATAATTAACCACAATATCAGTTTTTACCTGTTCTATCATTTCATTTAAAATTTTCATTCTGTGAAATTCTGAACTATCAGATTTTTCAAACAGATATATCAGATTGTTAATTTCATCCTTATCTAAAAATTCTTTAATTTGTTTTATAACACA